TTCGTGACGCCATTGACCTGGCCGCCAGATACGTTGATCGCCCCAAACGAATCCGGCGGATTTGCTTCCGGGTCGGTCTCGTATGAGGTCGTACTTAGTGACTGCGTAATGTGCTCCGTGCCGCCGGTAGTATCGACCGAAATACCGTTTGGTATCAGAACCACGTCGTCGTAGTTGGCGACGCCCCAGCTCTCGTATGTGTCAACGCCTTGGTTGGCATAGGTGACCGAGATCCGATACCAGCCATTTCCGAGCGGCGTGCATTGGAGCGGGCCTCGGCGGTGGCCTCCGTAGAAGAGCGGTGCAAGATCCTTGCCCTTCTCCTCCGCTTCGTTGTAGCCGGCCATGCCGCTCACCAGCCAACGCAGCTCAACCTCTCGAGCGATCAGCCCGTCGGATCCGACTGTTAGCGTTCCGGATCCGCTTTCGACCGTCTCAATCTTGTCGGGAACTAGCTCTGTCATGCGAACGCCATCCCTCCGGTCTTTGACCTCTCAACCAACTGTCGTAGGTAGTTTCTCGACTCCTCAGCCGCGATGGCCGATCGTTCGCTTGCACTCACGAGGTCACGGTCACTTCGTGCGGCCACGCCACCACGCAGACCTAGCGGCTCCATGCCGGACTGGAGAGTTGCCGCAAGCGGAATCCTCGCCGCGTCGTTTCGCGGCGCAGCAGGAGATTGCGAACCGATCGGGGCGTCCGGCCCGCCGCCCAGGAAATCTTGAAGATCAAAAGCACCATTGACGCTCGATGCTTTGACTCCCGTGATAGCGATGCTTTCGCTGTCGTCAATGAGCTGGTGCATCAAGTCCACCATTTCGCCGGTATTCTTTGCAGTCCGCTCTTGTGCAGAAAGGGCCGGTCCAATACCAAGCTGCTTCGCGACGAGCGCGGAGAATGTGCCGAGCCCTTCACTTCTGTCCTTCGCGGGTTTAGCCATGACATCGCCACCGAGGGGCTGGCGATTCTGGTCACGCTTGATGCCGGACGATTCGCTTGGCGGATCAGACCCAGTGGTGAGCATCCACGCCGCGAGGCCACCTGCGGCAGCCAACGCAGCCAGCGCCCATCCCCACCCTGGAATCGCAAACATGGCAGCCCGAAGGGCAATGAGAGCCTTGGTGAACCCGCCAGTAATCAGCGTCATACTTCCCACCGCAGTGGAGTAAGAAGCCTGCATCCCGATGATTCCCCGTAGCCCGAAGTTTAGGAACGCCAAAAGACCGGCGGCTCCTAGTGCGGCCAGCCCAACGCCAAGGAGCGATCCCGCTAAGGTCACCAAGATCGGGGAGACGACCGGTATGTTGGTCAGTAACCAAGAAACGAAGTCCATCACTGGTGCTGCAACGAATGCAAATAGCTCTAGGGCAGGTGCCGCACCGATCATGAATGCGATTGCGAGTCGACCAACGGCGGAATACAGCTTCTCAAATGCACCGCTGATGCCGGACATTGCGATGCGGAACTTCTCAGCAACCGTGCGGCTGATCTCCATTCTGTCCGCCAGTTCATCAAACCCGTCCTTTCCGAGCAGTGTCAGTGCGTTGATAACGCGGATGCCGCGAACGTCAAAAACTTTGACAAGAGCCTCGTTGGCAAGCATGGCCGCCCGTGCTTCGTGGCTCATTCCTTTCAGCTTGTCGGCAAACACTTCAGCTAGTTGAGCAAGCGGAAGCAGCTTTCCGGTGGTGTCCACAAGATCGCCCATCGAAATACCAAGCGTGGCGAGAGCCTGTTTCGCGTCATCGGCAGGAGCGAGTAGCTTCACCAAGAACGTCTTGAGTCCGGTGCCGGCCTCCTCCCCCTTGATCCCAAACCTAGCGAGGGCCGCCATGCCTTGGCTCAACCCAAACAGCGATTGCCCGGTGCTCTTGGCGACACTCGCAACCAAGGCGAACGATTCGACCATGGCCGCAATAGACGTTTCGCTTGAGTCGGCAGCGGCCGAAAGTGTGTCTGCGGCCTCGGTCGCACTTACGCCAAAGACGTTCATAGCCACCTTCATAAACTCGGCGGCCTGCTCTGCCTCAACGCCAGACACCCTCGAGAACTCAACTGCCGCCCTAGCTCCTCCTGCCATGGCTTCCTCAACACTCATTCCAGCCTTAATGAGAAGCGTGAAAGACTGAGCCACCTTTTCGGGTGCAACGCCCATGGCACGAGAAAGCCGAATCGCCTCATCGCTGACCTTTTTGAGCTGCGAAGCGTCGACCTCTTTCGCGGCACCCTTCAGTTCCAGCAGTGCGTCCTCAAACACCGAAGCGCTCTGTGCCGCGAGGACCATCGGCAACCCCATCACGCCGCCGGCAATCGCCATGCCGCTTCCGAGTTGCTTCATTATCACGCCCATCCGCACGACACCGTGCTGGACTCGCTTCAAGCCACGCTGGAAGTCGGTATCGTTCGCGGAGATTTCGACGAACGTCTTTCCTGCCCGGACCGCAGACGCACTCATCAGATGATCTCCTTGAGCACTTCTTGCGTGACTACTTGGACCGCCGACGAGTCGGCTTGCTCACGCAGGGGGTGCAGCTCTGCAGCGTCGTATGGCCGGCTTCGCTTCTTTGGGTCGCGGTGGATTTCTGCGACCTGGGCAAGCATGGCACAGGTGTGATTCCAGTCTTCTCTCTGGCGTCCGCGGGTGGCGTCGAACAACTCGCGGAGCGACCATTCCCGCGGGTGGACGCCGATGATTCCGGCGAGTTCGTATCCAAGAACCCATGGGTCAACTGGTCGAGCGCTAGGTCGATTTCCTGCTCGAACTTTTCCAGCTTCCCGTCCACCACCGTCGCCGCCCTCGCTTCCACCTCCCGCACCTTCCTCACCGCAACCTCGAGAACTTTCCGCTGGCGGGTCGGGCAAAAAAAAAGCATTTCGTCCAACAGTGCGTTGTAGGCCGTCTCAATAACGTCGCCGTCAAACGCTCCGGCAAACTCCTCCGGGCTCACGCCGATTGCCTGGGCCTGCGGCTCAACCATCGACCACAAGACCTGGCCGAGAACGAGAACGTCTGTCAACTGCGTCAGGCACTCGCGGGTTTCGGTGGCGATGTCGTAGAGCTTCACGCCAGTGGCAGCCTTCACTCGACCGTAGGAGCCGAAGTTAGCTTCCAGAGTCCACTCTCTGCCTTTGCGGTCGCGGAACCTTTGCATCAGTCGTACCACTCCCGCAACGTGAATCGTGGAATCACGGCACCGTCGATCGGCTCGTCGGCTTCAACGCCGTGAATCGTAAAAACTCTCTGAGCGAACTGAATCAGCCCGCCGCTCAACCGAACCATGACGATCGTCGGCACGAAAAAGTCGCCCCTCGCCCCTTCGCGAAGGGCGAAAATCCTTCGTGCCTGCGTCATGTCAGGGCACGAAAAGGCGATCTCGTAAGACCTCTGCGTGACGATCGTTGCCTGCGTCTGTGCATTGAACGCCGTGGCGTCGATCTCGGAAACAGCCTCGCGTACCGAAACGTCTGACGCTCCGGTAACCTCTTGGCCTTCTATCTCAAGGACACACTCCCGGCCGAGGACGTAGGTCCGGCTTCGGCCGCCGTCGTATGCCATGAGTTATCCTCACACGCCGACGAAGCGCTTCAGCGAGATGGTGTATTCAACTGCACCGTCAATCTCCTGCGGGATTGAGAGGTTATTGACGTAGTAGATTCCCGTCACGGCAGTGCCAGTAGCTCCGGCGACAGACATTACGCCGGTGCCGTGCATGATGCAGTTGTGGTCAAGACAGACCACCTCGATTGTGATGTTCTGCCTGACCGGCACAAACTCTTGAACAACGTCCGATCCGCGGGTCGTCACGTCAGCCTCGGCGGCCGTCTCGCGAACGAAGTTCACGGACTTCACGTCCTTGTTGTTGATAAGAGAGCCGGAAGCTCCGAACGAGAAAGTGCAGTCCTTGCCGAGCTGATAGTTGTGTGCGACGGGCATCGAAACGCTCCTGCTGTGCGAGTTTTGGGCTGATTAGCCATCTGAACACAAGTATACCACCGCTGTCATCCGCGGCTGACCGAGAATCCTCGACCGCCCCCGCCGCTAGTTGAGCGAAACGAGCCCTTGAATGCCCTGGCGATTGAGCCATTTGCCACACAAAATCGCATGGCCGGAAGCATGAACGGACGGGCGGGATACACGACCGATTCAATGGCAGCGGTCGGCCGCCACTTGCTCACATCGCTCGGAGACTGACCGACCGGCAACTTCATCACGATCGGCTTCCGCATCCTCCCCCTCTTGGTGAACTTCTGCGGCACCCACACCCAACTGCGAAGACGGATTCCACCGCCGAACTCGTGTAGGTACGGGATCATTCGTCCCTTTTTGCTAGGTCCGACAACTGCAGAGTGGGTCAAAGCGTCATAGTAGTTCCAGAGGTTGCGGCGGAACCCAAGGAACGACGACTGATGGCCTGAGTATGGCGTGTGAGTGAACGGAGGATCTCCAGCCGGCGACGGCCTTGGGTACTGGACTTCTCGGATGATCGTGTCTCTCGCTCGTTGCGAGATAGCGCCCATGCCGAATAGCGCGCTCGGTCCTGCACCTGGGTGCCTTTCCTGCAGCTTGCGTGGAATCCTTGCAAGCCCCTTTTTCTTGATGATGCGTTTCGCCCTGTCTCTAACGACCATCGACGCCTTAGACAGAGCACGAAGATCCATCTCCGACATGGCGGCCTTGATGGCGGCTCGGTCGAAAAACGATTCCGTTGAAACCCTGAACCCGACGGACGGGATATTGGGCATCAAGTGCGGTATTCTCAAAACACCTTCTCCTGCGACCGACGGTAAACGATCGCAATGTCTGCGAGGAAGGTCCGCATGTTCGCCACCTGGTCGCGGCCGAACGTCACCACGTTCTGAATCGAATACCAATGCGTCCCCGGCGGCATTGGCGGTACGGATGCCGGCAGTGCCTTTGACCGGATCGCGTCAACAATGTTGCTGCGGAGGTCGTAGAGGTCGTCTAGCTCCTGGTCGGTGTTGAACTTCTTGGCGACGATGACGTGTATCGTCGGCTCAAACAAATCCGCCCCGTGGGTGTGGTTGCTGACCTCGACCTCGCCCGGCACCACCGAGACTTGCAGTTCGTCGAGATTCTCGGTCACCTCGTCCGGTACGATACGCCGCACCGCGGATACTTCGGAGATCGCTCCCGGAAATGCGAACCTGGATAGCGAGTCGGCGAGCGAGTCGCAGATGAGTATTTCGATGGCGTCCATTTGTTACGGCCTGGGGCCGTCCTCCGTATTTATTCTCGCAAGTGCCGCCACGTTGTCGGCGTGACGCGGTTCGGCCGGGTTCCGGATCGCGGCCTCGCGGGCGTGGGCGAGGGCTTCGTCAATCAGCCCCAGCTCGTAAGCCGCGGAGTATGCGAGGTCTGATGGCAGATCGCCGTAGCAAGATTGGTCGCTCGCGTGCGACCGATTCTCGTCGGAGCAGTTGAGGGCTTGCCGTGCCCAGTAAAGCGTGCCCACCGCGTCCTGCTTGGCCCACGCCATGCCGGCCACGCGAACGTATGCCTCTGGCTCCAGCGGCGATTCCATCATGGCCCCAAGCGTGTGAAGGTTTGCCCCCTTGGGGTCCAGCCGCGAGAGCACCAGCCTGGCGTAGGCCCGCTCATTCGGTGCCCCTCCAAGCATCCGGAGGTACTTCGCAAACTCGTCGGCCGCCGACTTGTCGCCCGCGTAGTCCAACTCGCGAGCGAAATACCACTGCATCCTGGCGTCGGTCGGATTCTCGCGGACGGCTTGCCGGAGAAGCGTGAGGTCGGTTTTGTGCGTCTTGCCGGGCTGCCGGTGATGGCGGATCACCACCCCGTCGGATTGCGTCTGCACTTCCTCCCCGTCCCACCGCACGAGCCCCTCGTGCGTCGCCCCGGTCCACCGGTAGCCGGTGCGGGTGTGGATCCGGTCGCAGCGGAATCGGACCACGTCCGACCACCAGTACCAGTAGCGGAGCTTGGTCGTCTCCGGCTTCCAGTCTCGTTCCAGGGCTTCCCGCCAGCCGGGGTCGAGGGCTTCGTCTAGGTCGAGCCGGATCACCACGTCGGCGTCGGCCGGGGCGTGCATGAGACTGAGGTTGTGGGCGTCGTCCCACCGCCACGGGATCGGAGACCCGCGGGCCACCGTCACGCCAGCGGCCTCGAGCAGCTCTACCGTGTTGTCGGTGGAGCCCGTGTCGGTGACCACCCGCACGTCGGCCTCACGGCACGACGATTCCCACCGCTCGACGTTGTCGGATTCATTGCGGGCGAGGGCGTAGATTGCGACTTTCATGTGAGGATCGCCCCCTGCCGCAGCCCATCATCGAAATACTCCACCGTCCGGGCCTGCTCCTTGGCGAACGTCTCCACCGCGGCCCGCACCTCCCGGTTGTCGCAGTCGTCGGCGAGGATCACCCGGCTGCCAGACACCAGCCGGAGGTCGGCGAGAGCCCCGGCGTAGGAGTGGTCGCCGTCGATGTGGGCGAAATCGGCCGGCGGCAGACTCTTGATCGCGTGGGAGTCGACCACGACCAGGTCGGCGTCGATCTGGTGCTTCTCCACAAGCCGCCGCCAGTGGGCGAGGCAGTCGTAGGAGTCGGCGTCCATCGCCCCGTCGATGCAGAGATAGTGGGCACCTGGGGCCGCGGCCTCAAACGTCAGCAACGAGTAGCCGCAGCGGGTGCCGATCTCGATCACGCTGACCGGCTTGTAGCGGCGAAAAATCTCACCCTTCATTGCGTAGTGGAAGATCACCCTGCTGTCGCATCCGAACCAATCATCCTCACGCCAGTTGCTTTCCAGCAGCTTGCGGACTGATTCGGTCCATGCCGCCGATGCGGTCACTCCCATGCGTCCACCATGATGTTGAGTACGTCGGCGATCGGGATGCGGGCCAGCCACGCCTCGGCGTCGCGCACGCCGAACGATGCCACAAGGGTGTTCTGGTCGCTGACAGCGAGCCCGGCTGCGAACTCGATACTGCGGGTTTCGCGGAACGCGAAGGGCTGAGATACCCGCATGATCCGCCAATCAGCCCCCTCGTCGAAAATGACGAACCGGTGCTCATAGACCCGGCGGCCACCGGAGACGGCGACCTCGTGGACGATCGCCCACCACAAGCCCGGAGCCCATGGGTGCTCGACGAGCTGCGACCCGCCGCGGAACCCGCGGGCCACCAGCGGAGCCTCGGCGTGAGCGGTCACTGTCCAATCGTCGACTTCCTCGCGGACGAGGCACGTCCGGCCATCGTGGCTACACGAATACAGCCACTCACGCCGGCCGGTGATCGGCATCCAGTTTTTTTCGTGCCGGCCGCTGACGGTGTCGTGGCATCGGAGATCGCGGATTCGGTCGAATCTATCAAGAATCCCGACGCCGATACGGCAAGTCCCATCGCGGCCCGCCCAGTTGCGGATCGTGGCCGACGCGATCAGTTCGCCATCCACCGAGTTGAGCCGCACGTCCTCAAGCCCCGTCACCGCGAATCCGGTGGCTTCGTAGTCTGCGGCCCAATAGCGTGCGCGCCCGTCTTCGACGAGACAGTTGAGGGTGCGAATCGCTTCGCGGTCCTCCGGAGGAATGACGTAGCGACCGTTTTCGTCGATCGAATAGTTGCTCGATCGCACGTTGACCAGCAACCGGTCGCCGTGGCTCACGACCGACGGGTTGAACAGCGACCAGCCGACGCGGGCCGGCGGCACGTCGATCTTCGTGAACTCCGCGGCGACGCCCTGATCGGTCAGCGTCCGCGTGTACCAGGTGCGATTGGACCGGACCTTTTCCTCTTTCTCCGGGGATAGAGGGAGACGCATGAGCCGTTCGCACGCCCGGCGGCCAGCGTCGTGCTCGCCGCAGTAGTAGGCGTGGGCCGCGAGTCTGTGTAGGTGTTCAATCATGCCGGTGTTCACCTGTTCACCGGTTAGCCTAGCGGGATCGGCGTGGGCGTAAACCCCGGATTTCACGCGGCGGCATCAGGGCGACGCCTGCGGCGTCGGCGGCTCCACGACCACGGCCCAGGGGCGCGACCTGCTGGCGTCCACGCCGCAGTCGACGCAGCACTGCCACAACTGGCCGCCGATCATTGCTTGCATCGTGAGCGTCCAGCCGTCCGGCTTGCCGTATGTGTCGATACGGATCCGCGACCGCATCACCGGCGGCAGGCCGACGATATCCGCCGGCTGTTCGTATGTCGGCGTCTCGTCAAGATTGTCCGGGGCCGCCGGGGCCGCGGGCGGTTCTTCGTGAGTCCAGAGGAGTTGGTAGTAGCATCCGTTCTCGGCTAGGTACGCGTCCTGCTGTTGGCGCACAAGCGGCCACAGTGAAGACATCGCCGCGCTGATCTGGTCCGTTGTGGCAGTCATCGCCGCAGGTCAATCCCGTTGCCGTCGTTGTAGAGGGTGTTCACCTCGGCGTCGCTCAAACGCCGCGACCACATCGCAACCTCGTCGAGCGATCCAGTGAGGTAGTCGGCGGCCGTGTACCGAGTGCCGAAGAACAGGCGCTGGCGGCTGGAGTTAAAACTCTTCGTGAGCGTCTTGGTCTGCGCGTCCGTGCTGTTGATCCTCCAGTCGAGCGATGTCCCGCCGGATAGCCGCAGGCACGCGAACGTCCACGCCGACGCGGCCACGCCGACCGTGCTGAACGGCTGCCACGTCTCGGTCGTGGCGTCGGTGTACGGCAAAAACAAAAGTGGAATCCACTGCCCTGAATACGCGTCGCCGCTGATGTAGCAAGAAATCCCGCGCTCCGTGCTAAAGAAGTCGTTTGATAGAAGCCCGTAAAGTCCGCTTGTCGGGGCCAGGTCCATGCGAAACCAGAACGCGAGCGTGTAGTTCGACGTTCCGCAGATCGTCATCGACGATGTAGCCGTCGCCGACATCCGCTGGCTGTTCGCCCTGGTAAACGACCTGCCGTTTCGCGACTTCCCGGCGACCGACGGGACGGCGTTGTCGCTCGTCATGTTCGTGCCGCCAGAAACCCAGTTCACGGCCGTGGTGTTGCTGCCCGACGGAGCCTCCTCGTTCAGCGGCCAGTAGTTCGTGAGGCTCGACCGCAGCGACGAATACACGCCGGTAGTGTACGTCCCTGCGGCCGCAGCGATCCCAGCCGACGAGATCCGTCGCGGGCCGCTAAGTCGCGTCAGGCTCATGTGATCTCCGTTCCGAACACCGCGAACGCCACGTTCGCCGTTGAGGCGTAGACGCTGACGACATCGGTGGTCGCGAGCGACACGCCAAGCGTCAGAAACACAGAGTCGTTCGCCGCTACCGCCGCGTCATACGCGAGGTAGTGCTGGTTCGCGACCGTGGCCCCGGCGGGGCGGATCGCGACGCGGAAGGTGATCGCGCTCGTCGATAGGTTTGCCACGGAGAGCGTCGACACGATAGCGCTCGTCGACGCCGGCACTGTATAGAGCGTGGTGAGCGTCGTCGCCGACGGGTTCGACTGCCCGAGAACTTTGTAGGCGGCTGGCATGTCACATTCCGGCGAGGAGAAACGGGTGAACGATCACGAGATTCGGGAGGCGGCCCTCTGGTAGCGTGCCGCTGGTCAGGTCGGATGCCGAGGTCGATCCGGCTGCGGCCCAGGCCCCGTCACCGCGCAGGAACGTCGAGGCCGACGCGGCGCCGGTGGCCGAGAGCTTCGCGACGGTGACGGCTGAAGACGCGATCTTCGCGGTTGTCACGCTGCCGTCGGTCGGCGTCCGCGCGTCCGAAAGCCGCGAGTCGTTGCCTTGGCACACCTCGCCAGCGGCCGTGCCAAATGCTCCGCGAGCGATCGAGCCCGTCAGGACATCAAACACCGCAGGGCCGCCGACTGATCCTGCCGACATGGTGCCGGATGCCAACTGCCCAAGGTTGGACAAGTTGCCGTGCGTGTGGCTTGTCGGCGTGCGTGCATCCGACAGCCGCGAGTCGTTGCCGACGCAAACTGTCTCGCTCGTCGTGCCCTTCGCGACGTGCAACGTGATCGCGGTGTCGAGTCCGTAAGACCCGGCGTCTACGATCAGCGAGTCGATGGACGAAAGCTGAGTCCCTGAATCGTGCTGGACCTGAGTCGTAATGAGGCGGCTTGCGGTTGCTAACTTCCCGCCGGTTGTGGTGACCACGATCCGATCGGCCACCGTCCCCACCGTGATCGGGTCGCTGCCTGCCGCCGCATGGCTCGACGCGTGGCTCGACGGGGCAAATGTGGAAGGCTTGTCCGTGATGCCAGCCCATGTGGTCGTGCCGGCGGCCCCGGTTGGGCCGGTTGCTCCAACACCGCCAGCGGGTCCGGTCGCTCCAACGGCACCAGCGTATGCCGTCCATGTTGAGAGGTCCGCACCAAGCTCGTACCGCAGACCGTTCGCCACGACGTACACAAGCATCCCAGCCTCACGCCTGGCCGACGGGATCGCGTCGCGCTCGGCAGTGGTGGCGACCGTCCGGTAGCCGCCCTTGCCGTAGAGTGCCTCGTGCGTTGGATGCACGTCCGCCGTATCAAGCGGCACGACCGGGGCGACGATGTTGGTGCCTTGAATGCCAGCCATCACGCCACCTCCACTAGCACGGAACCGGTGACCGGATAGGTGGACCGGTAGACGCGATACGCTCGAGCAGTTTGGCCGGCGAACGTGATCGACCGGGTCGTGGCATCAAAAGCCGTGACGCGGAAACCGTTGACCGAGACCAGCGGATCGCCGAACGAATCCGGCAGCACGACGTAGAGGTAGGCCGCCGACGACACCACTTGCTGCGAAATACTCCGGCCCGTCCCCAGGTCCAGCGTGAGCTGCGAGACGATCTGCTCATCGGTGATGGCCGCGGCAGTGGAAGCCCCGACCGCACGCACCAAGAGCGTCTCGTTCGCGGCTGCAGCGGCACCAGAGACGACCATTGTGTGAATCCGCCGAAGTGTTTGATTCCTGTCCGACCACCGCCAGTGGTGCTGTGCCCCCGGCGGGATCATGACCTCGTAGGTCACGTCGCCGGCCACGATCCGGTCGCCCTTCCGCGGGTCTTGGACAAGATCGGTGGTGTCAACGAACCAGTCCCGCGTCTCGGTGCGGAGAATCTGGCCGGCGGCATCCATCGACTCCCACCGGCCGATCACGGCGGTTGCCCTCACCGTGCGGGCAAGGCCAACTGCTGGCTGGTACGAAACCTCGACGGCAAGGTGCTCACGCCGCTGCGAACGAAACCACGTCTCGCCGATGGCGATCATGTCCTGCATGGTTCACCGGGTGCGAGAGGGGCGGGCACGGCCGGTAGCTGGCCGCACCCGCCCCCTTGCGTGGGGTCGATCACGAGCCGGGGAACAGCAACACCTTCACGGTCGTGTCGGTGGTCGCCGGAGCGGCCACGACGTAGCCAGCCTGCACGCCCGTGACGCCAGTCACGGCCTGCGAGCTGTACCAGTAGACCTTGCTGCCCTGGGCGTAGTCGGTGCCGGCCCCGGTGGGCTTGGGCAGCGCCCAAACACCCTCGACGGCCACTGCACCGAGCTTGTTCGCGGCGATCGGCCGAGGGGCCACCGTCACGATCTTGCCAACCTGGATCACGTCGCCGGCGGCCACGGCCGAGCCCGGCGTGTAGTCGATCAGATCTCCATCCTGCACATAATCGGCCATGAAAACGGTCCTTTCAAAAACAGAGTGAGTTGAGTGTCATGCCGGCGGGGCCGCACATCGCAGCCCCGCCGGACTCAGTTTTTCACGATCAGGCGGTCGCCATCCGGTAGCAGGAGAGGGGCTCCGACTTGGTCACGCCGAAGTCCATGTAGCCCCGCATCTGCACGCCGAGGAGCTGGTAGTCCGCGGCGACCTGTTCGATCGTCGGAACTTGCTGCCCGTTGAGGAAGACGACATCAAGAGCCGACAGGTCCGCCGGATCGGAAAGCAGCCACCAAGTGCTGTTGGCGACGGTGCCAGCAGCCGGGAGGTAGTTGCTCCGCACGATCCGATACCGACCCGCGAGCACGTTCGCCGTCGGCTCGACCACCTTGCTCGACGTGCTGCCGAGCGAGGAGGCGAAGAGGGCCGACTGCGACATGAGCTGGTTGGCAGTCAGTTCCAGCTCCGGCGGCACAAGCAGGATCCGCGGGGCGATCGCCAGCGGGTTGCCGTCCGGATCGTTAAGCCTGTTGTACGCGATCGTCGCAGCCGAGAGGCTTGCGAACGAAAGCGCGTTGCCGGCAGCAGCCGACGCCGCCTGGTAGTAGGTGGCGTTGTTGGCAAGGAACTCGGTCCAGATCACGTCGTTCAGCGACAGGGCCGCACCGCGCCCGATCCGCTGAGGAATCAGCGAGAGGGCGTTGAGGTCGTCGTTGATGATGTCCTGACGGGTCAGTTGCGTGGTGATCCCGTAGGTCTCGGCCGCCACGCTACGCTTGTAGTCGTTGCCAGCCGCAACCTTGAGCTCACCGGCATTGCCAGTCTTCACGAACTTGAACGAACCGTTGAGGCGATACATGTTGATTGACTTGAAGTCACCAACGCTGCGAACCGCCGAAATGTCCTTCCAGACCTGCTCCACCGCAGTGAAGCCGGCCAGGAGGAACTTGTTGACCGCCGCCTCGAGGATCTGACTGATCGCGTGCGTCGCAAACGACGCCTGCAGAACCGGGCCGAGATTGCTCGACGTGATCTTCTCCGATCCGCTGTAGCCGTTCTGCTTGGCGGCCTGGATGAACACTTCGCCGAGCGACGTGGTCTTGCGGGCCTTCTGGGCCGCCTCCAGCGTACGCTCGTCGTAGTGGCTCTCCGGCTTTGGCAGACCGGCCTGGAGGCACAGAGCGGCCTCGATGACCTTGGGACCGCTGACCGACTCGGCGGCGTGGATCGCCGGGCCGCGGTTCATCCGCGTCTCGGCGAGGGCCAGCCGCTGGGCGAGCGCCTCCCGCTCTGCTCGTTCGGCCTTGACGGCCTCCTCGAGCTTCGCGGCACGCTCAACCAGCGCGTCACCGTCGGTTCCCTTGGCGGTAACGCCAATGGATTCCGTGATCGTGGGCTTGGGATCCACGGCACCGGCAGCCGCGGCTTCCACCTTTTCGGTGGGCGAGGTGGCGTCGTGCGCCATATCGAGACCCTCATTCGCTTCGGCAGCGATTGCCGCGGACGTTTGGGCGTCCGCTCCCATCAACACGATCGAGACTTCGCGAAGTGCGGAGCCTCTGACTACTGAGATAGGGCCGGTAAACTCCCGGCCGTTGACGGTGACCGGCTCTCCGGCGGCGATGTTTTCAATCCGGCCGGTGTCGGCACCGATAGACGCCTGGAACCGCATCCCCTTGCGTGCGAGTGCCAACACTTTCTGTGCGGTGTCGCCCTCGCCGATCAGATCGCCGGCAACGATGAGATGCTGGCCGTCGCTCGAAATACTCGCCGACTGCCCGAGGACGTTGTCAATGTTGGCGTCGTGTCCCCACAGGATCGGAATCGACTGCCGACTGGTGTCCATGCCGGCCAGGTCAACGACAAGAGGATTGCGGCTCCACGATTGCCGGATGGCCCGGCCGGTATAGGCCACCAG